GCATCGGTGAGGAGGAACTGCTTCGCAACGCCGGCCTCAAGCGGCCGAAGAAAGCGCCCTCCATCACGGCCGACATGCTGTCCTTCATGCCGGATCACATCGAGACAGAGAAGAAATAGACCCCAAGTTGCAGAAAAGCCCGTCGTGAGACGCGCAGGGATTCAAGGTATATCCAATCTTTCAAATAGAGCAGCTATTCGTCAATTCTAATCATAGGTTTCAGTTATCCCGCTGCACCTTAATACACAACCCCCGCGACAGGATCCTGCGCGGGGGTTGCTGTTTACTTAAGCGTCTGGCCTATGGTAACCTTTGGCGTGGCTTGTTTGGGGACGGTGCCGAGGGGGATTAGTTCGGTGACGACGCCGGTGTAGGTCTGCTCATAGACCTTGATGCCGTGGTCCCAGGTGTAGAAGCGGGAGCTGGTGCGGGAGAGCTGGGTGACGCCTTCTATCCGGTAGCCCTGCAGCAGCTTGTGCACCTTGGCGCGGAGGGCTGCACGCTCAGCGATGAGTTCGGTGGTACCGGAGCCGTGGTGGGTGTCGTCGTAGCAGTCGATGATGAGCCTTACGCGGACGGTGGCGTCGCCTTTCTGGGAGAGACCGCCGATGTTGGACCACATGACATCCGGAGCATCGATGAGGACGGCCGGGAACGTCAGCGGGTAGGTGTCACGGCCTTCCTGGTTAATCATCTCCAGCTGGCCGTAGTCTTCGTCGATGGTGGAGAGTTCGGGCATCTGCTGCCCGAAAAGGTCAATGAGACTTTCCAGTAGTTTTTCCATTTGAATGATTTTTAATGAATTCTTGCAGTTCTTTGTTGATGACATCCTGTACGATTGCGTCCACCTCCTTTCCGGGCCCCAGGAAGTGCCGGCGGGGTATCTTGATGCGGCTTCCGGGTTTCTTCAGCGCCATGCGCTTCCAGAACTCCGTTTCCGCTGCAGTCGGCCCCATCCGTTCCTTGTGCTCGTAGTGCTTGGCCCAGAAGAAACGCTTCATGCGCTGCGTCACACCTATCTCCTCACCTTCGTTGTGGGTGGCAGCATAGACTTCGTCATTGCGGATGATGACCCGCCCGGGCTGTGCCTCGTAGTCGGTGTTCATCATCAGGTGATTGGATCCGGACAGGAGCGGTCCACGCCGACCGTCGGCGCCATTGAAGCCCAGGGTGGTGCGCAGCGGTGCCTGCCAGTTGTCACTCCCGTAGAAGTTTCCCTTGCGGAAGTTCTGCCGCACGGAATCCCGCACGGCACGCCCAACCTTCACCGGCAACGTGCGCAGGTAAAGCTTCTTGAGATCTTCCAGGTCGTGCCTGATCATGTCGTTCAAGTCGGGTGCAGGCATAATTATCACACCAAAATTTTGAAAATAAATATTATTTCTTTACCTTTGTTCCGTCCATTGTGACTAACCAGATGAGAAATTTCGTGGTGGCGTTGTCCTTGATCGGTTCACGCCGGAAAAGAGTGGTTTCGACCGCTCTTTTTTGTTAAGAGTCGTGCTCCCTACGGAATTCACGCTCAAATCTTTTTGTATGAGCCCACTCGGAAGAAACTGATATTTCTTTTTTTCCTTTAAAGATAAGAACTTCCAGGAAGTCCGGGTTTTCAATAAAGAATGATTTAAGCGTATGTGCCATTTTACGACTGTCGAAAGTTGATGCTTCATTAAGAATGACTCGCCGCGTCTGCTTTAAGGAGTCAGTGAGTCTATTCATTACAGAGGCCTCCCCTGTAATGGTTTTCACATCATACATTTTATAAACACCCTTTCTTACTATTATAAGATCAGCAGACGGAATCCCGTTAGGATTCGGTAAAATGAAAGAGGTATATCCACGACTAACAAGCTCTCTTGAGGCTTCCAGAAGCCTTTCGAAGTCCGGATCTGTATTCCCCAAAGCCGAATAAATGCCTGATTCAAGCCGTTTGAATTCTTTCCGTTTGGCTATTACCCTTAGCTGCTTCCAGTATGCACTGCCTTCAAGATATAGAAGTTTTTCCATCTCAGCGGCAATGCCTTCCTTGTAATGAAACTTTTGTGCATCCGGCTTGGCAAACAGTGGCTTCTTCCCTCTTACATTGATAGGGGGAAGACCGATAGGTACATCCTTCAGTTTGCCATCAAACAGGGCTTGCAGACGGGAATCAATCAGCTTCTCACCCCTCATCCAACTGACGAAGGATTCGGCAATGTACTCGCTCTTATTCAAGCCGGCGTATCCGGATATCTTGGCTGCAATGCGCTCCCAGTCTTCCCCCAGTTCGTTGAACAGTTTGGTGGAAACGACATTCCACTGGGCATGGTGTCCCAGCTCGTGAAGAATCATTCCTTCCAGGCTGTCATCAACGAGCTCTCGCCCGGCCTTGATGTATCGTTCGGCCATCGGCCGCTTGGATAGCGGGACCTTGTCAATATTCTTCTGAACATACTCAAAGGCTTCCCGGGATTTCTTGATGTATGCGTTGAATTTCTCCGGAGAGGCCAGGATATCCCCATTGAGATAGATTCCCTTATACACTGGGTCATAGGCTGCGACAGTATCTGAAGACTTGAAGATCTTCTTACCTTTTGCAGACTTTCCACTGACCACCTTTATTCCGGAAATCTCCGGCATTTCCAAACGCTCGAAAGCTTCGACCAGCGTATGGTTTATCCGGTTGGCCATAGAGAGATCTATACCCTTGTAAGACACCTTTCCTTTGAATTCACGGTCCAGGCCAAATTCCTTGACAAAGCGGGACGCAAAGGCCTCCGCATCGGACAATGTCTCTGCAGGAATCCATCCTGGATTGATTCCAAGTGAGTCCTTTACTGCGATATCGGCGCCGGGATAGGCTTCGGTGTAGTACGGGTGGTCGTCAGAGAACAATTTCCCTCCTTTCGCCGGGTTGTTGTCCAGGCCGGGCTGGGCGGGAGCCGGGGTGTAACCGTCCAGGGCTTCGGCGTTGACGGGTTCATCGGTCTGCTGCAGGGTGCACTTGCAGTTCCAGCGCTCGCCGGGGCGGTGCTCCTGCCAGAAGGGATGATTCACTGGCAGGGTAAGCTTCTTTGCCCAGTAGCGCTCATGCAGCGGATCCGGAGTGATTGATGTGGTGGGCATCCAGCGGACATTCGGGAACACATCGGCCTCATCGATGAAGTGCTTCCAGTCAGCGGCCTGGTGGGCGCGGATGACGGCCGTGTCGTACTCCGTCTTCAGCCAGCTGTGGACATAGTGGTCGGTCATCTCCTTGATGTCGCGCTTCCAGCGGTCGAAACTCTTGAGCTGCCCGGTCTGCCTGTCAATGAGCTGGGTGGCTATGTCATTCTGCATCCGGTGGGTCCGGAACGCGGAGAAAACGGCGTTGTTGGTCCGCAGTTCATACAGGAAGCGGTCGGTAACCACCTCCGGGTCCATGCTCTCCGCCAGGCCCTTGGCCGCGGCCAGGTTGAACAGGCGCAGTGTCTCCTCGAAGATGTGCGTCTCTATCTCCGTGTGCACGTCTATCTCCTTGTCATAGATGGCCCGGAGCCCTTCGGAGAGTGCCTTGGGGCTGAATGTTACACCCAGCTCGGCCGCATCATTACGGAAGCTTCCACCGGTGCTGCAGACCGGGCAGGTGCACCGGTACTGCCGGTCTAATAGAAGGGCAAAGGTTCGTCTCTGGACGCCCCGTCCTGCGGGGCCAGGCCGAAAAAACTCTTGAACCGGTCGAAGAACCGCGCCTTTTCCTCGTTAGTGGGCCTCTGATCCAGCTGTTCTGCTATCTGCCGGGCCCTCTCTGCAGCAGCTTCCTTCTCGGCCTGCATCTCGGCCTTCCTGGCGTCGTAGTCGTCAGGCTTTTCCACGTCGAAGGTGTTGTACAGGTAGTCGTCGGACATGGGCAGGCCCATCTCCTTGAGTTTGGACACCACGTTGATCTGCACCTGTTTGTCCTGGTACTTCTGCTCCACGCGGACGAACTCGCCGCCCTCGGTGTTCACGCCCAGGGAGGCGAAGATATCGGCCATGTCGTAATTGAGCAGATCCAGAATGAACTGCACGTCGTCGTCGGTGATCTTCAGCTGCTCTTTTGCCTGTACGGTGCCCAGGGC